GGCATTTATCGACGACCTCTTCTACGATATCGATCAGCGCCGTCAGGCTGAGCAAGTACGCCTGCGCCTGAAAGACACCTACAAACCGATCTTTGGTGACCGCAATGCGTAGGTACGACTACTTCATCAAATCCCTTCAGGCAAAAGCCCACTATTCCCGAGAGTGGGTCCTTCGAGCCATGTCGGTGGTACTCGGAGATGTAACGAATGGGAATTACCAATGGGCGCTTCGACACACTCAAGACCGCGTTGAGGTCTACGTTCGCAACGAGGACGGCTGGGCCTGGGAAGAACTCGAGGATGTCAAGCCTTACGAGATTCCTTTCATCTACCACGAAAGCTGCGGACCTATCAAAGCCGGCGATGTTGAGAACCTGGCTGAAGATCTGCCTGATGGTACTTGGGGCGATCTACTCTACAACAGTCGGGTGCTTGTCTACGCCGCTGGGCGGCTGATCCCTTACCGTGTAGGGCCGATCGATCTAGGTACAGATGAGAAGTACATTCTCAACAAAATGCAAGACGATCCACCTGAAGGCGAGGAAGATCCGAATACCCTGTACGTCAAGCATTACATGCGCTTTGGTAAAGCCGTGGGCGACTTGGCAGGTTTCGAGGTGTTCGTGCCGTCAGTTACTGAGCGTGCGCTCCAGCCGCCTCCAGAACGCGACGAGCTGCGCGCTAAGCTCCTTGAGGAATACAAGGACCGCCTAGACGATCCTGTCGCACAGGCGCGCATTCAGGACGCTCTGGTGGAGTCTTACAAGAACTACATCAAGGGCGATCCGTCGGAAGGCTTCCTCTACAAGAAGAAGTCTCTGAACACTGCACTCAAGCGGATGTTCCTGATCCACGGTCCTGAGGCAGGTTTCGATGAAGGTGGTCGCGCTAAGCTGATCATCAACTCGCTGCAAGAAGGCATCGACATCAAGAACTACCCGCACATGGTGAACTCCCTGCGGGCAGGTTCCTTCTACCGGGGTGCTCTGACGGCACTGGCGGGGGAGGACGTTGACTTGATGGGCCGTATCTTCCAGAACGCCAGGATCGAGCCAGGCTTCTGTGGAACGCCTGATACTCTCGACGTCAAGATCGACAAGCGGCGTATTGGTCGGACCATCATGGTCCCTACGGTAACGTCGTCGATCGATAAAGGCGGCATCACCAATTACACTGCCGTCAAACTTACCGAAGAAAACATCGGCGAGTACGAAGGTAAGGTCTACGGGATGTTCTCTCCCATGTACTGCATCACTCCACGAAGCGACTGCTGTGAGGTATGCATGGGCGATAAGCTTTCCCAATACCCTGACTCTGTGGGTTCGATGGTAGCCGAGATTCCGTCCACCATGATGGCGCGGATGATGGGCTCGGCTCACGCTAAAGAACTCAAAACTACCCCTCTCGATATCGAGAACTTCCTGAGGTAAGACACCATGGGTAAGAAGAATCGCAACAACAACACTTCTCAGGCTCCTGCTGAAGAAGTATTGCAGGAAGGTACCGAGGGCGAAGAAGTCCTTGACGAAGGTGTTGAGGTTGCCGATAGCCAGGATGGCGCAGATAACGAAGCGCCAGAGGTTGGCGGCGGTGATAGCAATGAAGAAGCACCATCCGATACCGGCCCCTCTGATGAGATTGCTCCAGAATCTGACCAGGAGCTTCCTGAGCCCGGGGCTGAAGATGAGTCTGGTGATCCTGCTCCTGAGGCTGAGGAGGCTGCACCTGAAGCTTCTGCTGATGAGAGTGCGGACGAAGACGAGCCCGAGCCGGAAGTAGAAGCACCGGTCAATGTCGTCGTAACGCCGGAAGCTTCCAAGGCCGTCGAGGGTAAAACCACTCTCGAGCTGCTGCGCGAAGAACTCAACGGGAAGCTGCCGGTAGAGGCCCTGCAAGCCTGGGACGCCAAGCAGTTGCAGGAATACAAAAATACCGGCCTACAGCCAGCGCTGACCAAGCGCGGTAACTGGCCTACCGACCTGCGCCGCGGGCGTAACGTTCGTAACTGGGACGCTTCGGTATTCCTGGACTTCATCGACGGTTTCATCAACGTCCCGAACAGTATGGACGAGGAAGAGATCTACGACGAGATCTATCGTCGTTACAACATCCCGGCCAACTGGACCATCGAAGCAGCGGTGACCTACATCAACGGCGGCGGTAAGCCGGCGTACACCGCGAGCAACGTCCTGGTCAACGACCGCATGCGTGACTCCAAGACTCTTTCCCAATGGTCCTTCCTCGAGATCCGCACCGCCCTGCTGGGCGAGATCGAGTCGAAGTTCAGCAAGGAAGAGCTCGTTGCTGCGCTGCGCACCCGCCTGGGTCTGCAAGAAACCTACAGCGCCAAGCGCCTGTTGGAAAACCTGAACGAGTCGCCTACGGAGGCCTCTGTGAACAACATCCTGCTCAAGTCCAAGCTGGACGAATTCTTGGTGGTGATGACCAAGAACCCGAAACACCTGACCGAAGCCACCGCGGGCGCCGCTCAGACCATGCTGTACCGTGCCATCCGCAGCGTCATGCAGCGCGATGCTCAGTCGTTCCATGAAGGCTGGATCATCATCCTGGACTTCATCAACGAGAACTACAACAAGGCCTTCACCGAAGAGAAGGTGCGTAAGGGCTACAGCCAGATGGGTATCTCCGGCGGCGCTGCTGCGACCTTCGAAGACCTGATGACTCTGCTCATCCACACCCGTAAGCCGGCCACTCGTGTGCGCGATGCGAAGCTGTACAACCTGCCGAACATCCTGCGTCACGTCACCAGCGAACAAGAGCGGACCAACGTGATCCACTTCTACGCTGAGTAAGGCAAAAAAAAGAAGCGTCAGGGACCCGGGCAAACGCCCGGGTCTCTATGCCGTTAGAAGTACTTACGGACTTTGATGCTGTACTTGGCGATGTACTCGGCGTAGACCAGATCTACGCAGGTGGCGATATCGAAATCGCTACCGGGGTTGCGCAGCCCGTAGCGGGCGATGGTGTTCTTACGGACTTCAGTCCAGAAGTCAGGCTCGCGCAGAGTGTCGCGATCTTCTAGACGCATGATCGTCTGTTCTAGGTAGTTGTAGACGAACTGCTTCTCCATACCGGCTGCTACCGGTTGTGGTTTCAAACGTCGACCCTTGAGTGAGTTACTATCGATTGGTTGCATCACAGAGTTGCTCCTTAAGCTTTCCAGTTCGCCGGATCGGCGATTTCTTCAGGTGTAGCGGTGGCCAGGAACCGCTGGGTGTTTTCTATCTCTTCACGTCGAATCAGCGTATAGCGCTCGAGCGACGCCTTGTAGCTGTCGGACATCGGCACCATGGAGGTGAAGGTGTATTCGCTTTTCATCTTGAGGTCTTTAGACGACATACTTCCTCCTGTCGATGAACATAAGGCGGGGATTTCTCCCCGCACTCTTAAAGGCAAAACGGCGCGAACTCACTGAGGTGAGCCAACACCTTGCCGCGGAAGAACTCTTCCTTATTCTCGTGGTAACGGACATGCTTGTCGATGTCGATGCAGACAAAGTACTGGAAGAGTGGCGTGATGTCAGGCCAGTCCTTCAGTCGGCGGGTACGTCCCAGAGTTTGCTCGTTTGACTGCTGCGAGTCAATCGCAGTGGTCATGAGGTTGTAGCGCAGGTTCTTAATGTCCACTGCCGTACCTGCGGACAAGACTGTACTGACGATAATGTCAGCATCATCCATTACGGACATCTTGTCTTTAGAGACGTAGCGGACCACCTTCAGATGCGGGAACATCTTACCCAGCATCTTGGTCAGGAGCGTACACATGTTCACAGTACCGCAGAACGTGATTGCTTTCTGACCCTTCTCCATCACGTCAACGAAGTTGACCTTCAGGTAGTGGCCGATCATGTTGATGTAGGTCTCAAGCAGATGCTTGTTCTTACGTGTCATGAGCGACGCTTCGAAGGTGTTGTGGTTATACGCACCACCGAACCCTTTATACCTGATCGCCCTCGGGTTCTTCAGGTTGTACTTGATCGCGATGACTCGAATGAATGCGTCGTAGTAGCCAGCATTGAAACGGTCAGCGCGAGGGTACATCGTCTCGTACATCTTGTTCAGGAACGCGTTCTTCGTGTCCAGCGTTGCCGACAGACTGAGGAACTTGTGAATGTTCATGTGCGAGAACAGCTTCATGATCTGATGGGGGTACTGGTGACCCTCATCGAGTACGCCGAAGCCGATACCGAGTCGCTCGAAGAAATCGATCGGAGCAATTGGGAAGCCGGAGCCGTACCCATCCTTCTCGAAGTCTTTAAGGTAGTCGGAGAACGTGTTGGTCGAGATCAGGTTGATGTTACCGATGGGTTCGCCATCTAGCGCCATCTCCATGATTGCTCGAAGGGACTTACCGCCACGGATCTCGAGGATCTCGCCGCGTCTGAACTTGAACGACTCTTCCAAATCGGGAGTCCACCGGTCGATGAACCCGCCCTTCATGAAACAAGCCGTCCTCAAGCCCTGAATGTTGATGCAGTGCTTGGTGAGCTCGGTCTTACCCTTACCCGTTTGTAGCGTGACGATCTTGTTGCTGCCTGGAGACAAGACGTGCTCGATGATAGCCGGTTGCGGGTCACGCGGCGGCCACAGCGAGATCACCTCAAACTTCACACGGTAACGATCGTCGATCTCGATAGGATGTTTCCTGATATCCATCTCTTCGGCACGAATGCCGTGATAGGACATCATCCTGAAGAAGTCGACTTTCATGTTGATGTGGAAGTGGTACTTCTTTCGATGTTCTGACGCGGATGCAAACACCCGTGCCTTTACCATCTCCCGGCGACCATCTTCAATCTTGAGTTCGTACTGGACTAAGCCACCACAGAACTGCTCGATGGCCTTTCTTTGCCTGTCAGACACTTCACTTACAGCGAATGAATGACTATAAACATCAATCCTCAAGACCTATCCTCCATACCGACGCGTCGCATCCAGCTGCTTATTGTTCAGATTCATCAGTGCGCTAGTTTTAGTAGGCGCTGACGGTCTGGACGGCTTACTGGCTTTGAAGCGGGGCTTTGGTCTACCTTCAGGTCCATCTTTAAGCATCCGGCCGCTACGGTACCGGTGGCGCCATTCGATGGGAACCTCTTTGAAGTTACTGTAAGCCGAGTTCGAGGAATTGAGACACTTCTTAGTGCCGTGGAACTTATCCAGCATGAGCTGCTCCAGACGACGTGCCTGAGGAACAGTACCGGCTGGGAAGATTCCGAACTCGATGGAAGAGAGTCCCGAATAGTCCTCTTGAAGCTTAGTGCAATGATGGATACCTTCGCGTAACTCCCGGAGATGTGTCTTAGTCCGGTCGTAGATGCAAGCGGTACTACCAATGTAGAAATAACCATTGGTAACGTTCTTGAGCACGTAAACGCATGACGTACCGTCGAACTTCCTCATGTGCTGAGAGAACAACGGGTGGGACGCTGGAATCGACCCACTCTTGAATTCCTGAGCGTTGTTTAGACACTTAGGATCTTCCTTACAGGATAAGAGGATATTGTCCTTTTCTACATCTACTTCTTTTTCAGTCCCCTCAAATGTTAATCCGAACTCCAGTTCCTCAGGGGCCTTGTAGGCTTCCTGTAGGCGCAGGTCCGAGTATGTACCTTTTGCCAAGTTCGCTTTGATCGAGCCAAACTGTACGCCAGGATTAGCAGACGTACCTACGAGAAAGAGACCCGTTGGCTTGTGAGTTAAGATGTAAACCCAGTGTTTCTTATCGGCAGACATAAAACAATCCTGTAGACAGCACACTCTCACACTATCGTGAAAGGGCTGTCTACAGGGAGTTTTATCAGTAGCTCGTTTCAGGCGACAGCAGCGGGTCCAGCAAGTGCTGCGGTCTATCCACCACCAGATACGACTCGATAGTCTCGAGCAGTTTCCGGCCGCCTTGGTAGGCGAAGAACGGACCCATCGAACGACCGCTGATTACGTGGTCGTATTTCGCAAAGCGAGTAGGTTCGCCCAGTGGTGGGATTCGATAATCGCCAAAGCGATCCTTCGATACCATCATCGACGTCATCACGATCGCAACGTGAGTCATGTGAACCGGCACTTTGACTGCGATGGTCTCATACAGGTCCAGCAGTGCTTCAGTAGGATCGTCGTACGCTGCCAATTGCTTCAGGCGACCCAGGTGACGGTTAGAGCTATCGCGAGTCGAGCGGATCATCCCCTCAACTTCAGCCGCGAAGTCCTTCATACTGCCGTGACGGTTCGGCAGCTCGAACACCGGGTTGTCGAAGTTCCAGTTCTCCAGGCTGATGTGATAGAAACCATCATCATGGATCTTGAAGTTCCCATTGACGAAGAACTTCAGGAACTGTTCGGTCAGGTACGCAGTACGTGCACCGCGAGATACCGATACATGATACCTGACCGGCTGCTTGCTTTCACTCGGGATTTCGAAAGTAACGTCACGGAACTGACTGAACCGTGCAGCACTCATCCCATCCTTAATGTCGGCACGACGCAGGATCGGCAGCTTGGAGCCGTTGATCACGCCGTCACGCGCGCCAGAACGCAGCAGCATCTTGATGCCTTTCTTCTCCACCCTCGGATTCAGGCGGATTACGTTAGGCTCAGCACCTGGCAGGATATACGGCCGTTCCTCTTCACTGATGTTGATCGGATCAGAGGCGGCAGATGCTTCCGAGTGCTTAACCTTCAGTACCTGCTGGGAGATCTCGGACTGGGTCATCGTGGAAGCGATGTGGCCGATGTTCGCACCGTATGGTACGTTGTAGGCCAGCAGACCGTAACAAGTTCGACAGACGCAGTTGTGGTGACGCCACGCACAATTGAACGGGGTCCGGAAACTCTGGACTGTATCGATCAAGTGAGTGTCGCTATCACGCAGCGGCACGAACTTATTGGTTTGCTTGTCGAGATAGTTCATCCCATCCAAGCCTTTGAACCTGCCTTTGGTGATCAGGATGTCCGACATGACTCGGGAGCCGCAGTCGTTCATGATCAGCAGATCCACCTGAGCCGACGTGAACTGCATCTTGCGGTTACCGTACTCGGTTTGCTCAAGAGGAGCACCGGTGAAGATAATCGCTTTAGCAGCCAGCGTCGATTCCATGATGGCTTCGGCAGGATCGTGGATACCTGCGAAGTAGTTACCCAGGATAGGCTTGTTGTACACATGGCTGTCGATGTCGGTGTTGAAACCGCGCACCACCAGGATTTGCAAGAGCTGCTCCATCTTCAGCAGCCCAGCCCGGATGTCAGAGATGATGACGTTCCGGGCCAACTTCGGATCACGCTCCAGGATCAGCTTGACCGTGTCGTACGCTTTCTCGATGGCGATCTTCGTCGCCTCACGGATTGCGGTTTCACGAGCTTCCTTGATCGGAGGATATTCGTACAGATCGCTGAAGTCGAACGAGCTACTTCCGCGGATGTATTCCGAATACTCAACGATCGAGTCGTTGTACAGACGGTTGGTGGAGTAATAGCCTGCACGCCACAGTTCTTCGCGGTTGTAGCCGCGTTCCCCGTATTCGTTATGGACATCCTCCACAATCGCCGACTGTACATCCTGGATCTTACCGTTAGACAATGGACCATTGCCGATGTGGTGACGCTTGTAGATCCCCAGCTGTTTATACTCCTCGTGAGGGAGCCACAGCTTACGGGAGACCTGCGTGCGATAAGTGTTGGTGATCAGCTCGTCGCCGTCATCGAACACCAAGATGAACTCCTCATGGTCATGGCATGGCCAATTCCGCTCCGGAGTATCAAACAGCTCGCGGGCAGAGTACCGATTGTGACTTGGCATGTAACATCACCTCCTTAAATCGGGACTCGCAGGTCTCGTTCACGTTGTTCTGGATCAGCACGGGAGATGTTCTTCCCAGACACCACCAGGTTGTGGATAACATACTGGAGTGGTCGATGCCCACCCAGCGGGAACTTCTTCCGATCGATCAACTGCGGGATGTTGGTCGGGGTCGGGTGAGTCAGGATCACGTCACAGGCTTCACGGTGAACGACGGGGTTGTTGTTCATGTCGTTCATTTCTGCGATCCAATCGCCGCCCATGGCTGCGCTCATGTTTCGCTCTTCCGATTCGCCAGCCGTCTTGGTAACGGTTTCGCGACCTGGGCTCGAGTACTTGTCGGCGTTGGTCAGACGGGCAGGTGTGCCGAATGGGCCAAGCTTCGAGGAACTCTGACCTGACCAGTCGGTAGCCGTCTTCTCCAGAGCCATGTAGTAGTTCGGGCCAATCAAGCATGGTTGCTTGGTGGTTACCATTTCCCCTGCCAAGTTCCGGTACGTCACAGTGCTCATCTCTGGGCAGTACGGGCCGTTCTTGATCTCATTGATAACGGTATCCATGCGGACACCGCTGTTTGCTGGGATATGGAGGAACAGACCCCATGGCTGGGCACCGTCTTCGATGACCTTGATCAGGTGAGCCAGATGGCGACCTTGCGGGATCGTTTCAGGGCGAGACAGAATGCCGTGCATCTTTGGCGAGACCATCTTGTAGAAGCCCATCAGGTACGCAAAGTTCTTCATCGACAGCACCTGGTTATCCTGCATGCATACTGCGTGCTTGATAACGTTGGTCGGGATTTCCCCGGTATCTGGCAGACCGTAAGTCCGGCGGATACGCTTGATGATGTCGCGGCCTGCGGCGCCGACTACCAGCTCGTGCTGACGACCGTTGTTCAAACGGTTAACAGTAGAGTTGGAGAAGATCACCACATCGGCACGGTTGCCGTATTGGTCTACCGGCATGTCTTCGTCTTCTACTACAGACGAACCTACGCCTTTACCGCCTGCGGTGTCAGTAACCTTAGGGCCTTCACCGATCGCAGTCTTGTACTGGTAGATGATGTCTACACGCCATTCATCCAGCACTTCACCACGATAGTTCTTCATGATCCGCAGCAGTTCACTGCGGCTCTTCGGCCAGATGCCTTCATCGATGAGCGATTCACCAGCCCGCGCTATTGCTTCGTAGAGCATTTCCCACAGACGTGGGGACAGCTCGACGTCATCCGACATCTGTCCGCCTTTACGGCACAAACAGGTGCGGATCAGACTGATGTAGAAACGCTTGTCAGCTTCGTAATACTTCCGGAACTGACGACTCATCTCTTCAGGCATACGTGGATTCGACAGCCGGTCGTTATGCATGACGCGGATATCGACCACAGTAGCTTCAGGGATACCGAACACCGTGGTATCCAGCCCATAGACCGGCTTGAGCAATTGCTTGCGCGTCATGTACATCGCGTCGTACTTCTCGGAGTACGGACGTTGGGCACAAATCAAACCGTTACTGTGGATCTTCTGACCAATCTCTGGCAGAGGCTGGTAGAGATTCTCCGTACCGTAAATGTTGGCCGGATAATGAGTACGGCCGCAGGAGATGGTACGCATCTCGAAACCGTCGGAACGGATCCGGTTTGCGTAGGTCTTGGAATACTTCACGCCGTCTTCAGTACCTGCCGGATCGGAGATCATGCAGACGTTGGTTTCCAGACCGTACATGTAGTCGCCATGATCGGTTACCGCTGGAGAGCGGGCGATCGTAACGTCTTTGTCGAACCGAGCACCTGGCACCAGCTTGTCGTAGACGTCGGTGTCAAATTCGAACTGGAACCCGTAGTGCTGGTGCATTACGTGGAACTTGGTAAGCTCGATGACGTCTAGGCGTTTGGTGTCGTAATCCTCGAAGATGACGAGATCCAGCGGGTTGATGTCGAACGAATCTCCGAACTTTGTGGAGGTCAGCCTCGGGATGACTGCCTTTACCACGGCCTTGGAAGGAAACTTATGACTAAAAGTACCACGAGCCAGCTCACGTTCAAGGCCAGATTGCTGACGCTTGATTGTCCGCCCGTCAACTACCACGAACTGCGATAGGTTACCGGTGTACATGACCTGACGGGCACCAGCTACGTAGGGCCAATACGGGTTGGCCCCACTAATCGGTACCATTTCTGGTGGCGTTTCAAAAACAGTTGAGGACATTCAACGATCTCCGTTGATTTGGGCGATGGTGTTACTAAACTGATAATGTATAACCAAAGACTTTACGGGACAGTACGATGACTACCAAGCTTGACACACTACAGGTTGGCACTCCTGATGAGTACACCCTGAGCGAGAGTTACAACACTTTCCTTCAATCAATGGTGGGATACATCAGAAACGATCCGAATACTCGAGTGATCACTATCGATCCTGAGATAGGCTATCTATACAAATTCGACTTGACGATGTTCCTATTGACTCAGAGCGTTGAGCTAGAGGACCATCGACTTATCATGATGGTGAACGGTATCAGTTCACGGCATCAGTTTGATGAGACCACGAATTCCCTGCTTATTCCTAACCAGGCGTTGGTCGCTCGACTGAAGCAGATCTACCGGACATCACTAGCCGCCGGGTAAACGAAAAAAGAAAAGCAAAGCGGGGAGTCACCTCCCCGCCTTTATGCCGTTACCAGCGGCGACCACCGCGACCGCGATCACGATCACGATCATCACGACGGTAGTCACGATCGCGACGGTCATCGCGATCATCGTAGCGATCTCGGCCGCGACGATCATCACGCTCGTCACGACGACTACCACCGCCCAGCAGGTCCTTCAGAGAACCTTTATTGCTGCTACTGCGCCCTTGATCAGAACGAGACTCGCGAGAATCGCGACGATCCTCACGGCTGTCACGGCGATCGCTACGGCCAAGTCGACGGTCACGTTCGTCGTCCGTTTCTTCCCAAGGCAGGTCTTCAACTGCACCAACCGATTCACCACTTGCATTGTAGACGGAATCCTCTTCCTCTTCACGGCCGGTGTTGCCTGGCAGTGCCGGAACAGAAACGCCGTATTTCTTTGCGAACTCGCCGAAGTTGTCGAGTGCAGGTACCCAACCCAGGCCGAACTTGAAACCTTCCAGATGTGCGCACGCCGGAGCATGGAGTTCCAGCAGGCCATTCAGACGTTCAGCCAGTTTACGGAACGACAGCAGCAGGGAGTGGTAGTAAGGAGCGCTACCATCCTTCGAACCGCTGGTGTATGCCTTACGCTCTTCTTCATCGCCCAGGATGTATTCGAGCACGGCGACCAGGAGCGCTTTGTCTTTGGTCTTGCGCGGCATCTTCACGCCGAAGAACTCAGCGGTCTCGTCGGTGCCGGCTTCGTCCATGACCGGGAACGATACATGGCAGGCACGCAGAGAACCGTCGTCAGTCTTGTTCTTGAGGAACATGGTGATCAGGTGCTTCTCAGGCGCCGAGCCAACAGCGTCTTTGACCACCTTACGCATGGTGTCGACCGTCTTCTGGTCAGCATCGATAACCTTCTTCAGGAACGCCGAGGCTTTGGCGGTCAGCGCTTTGTGACGCTTAGGCTCAGCAGCCAGTTCGATCAACGCCATGGCCAATTCCTGAATGGTAACCTTCAGGCGTTCGACCATGTAGTTCTTGTTGGCATTCAGCACCGGCGATGGGCCTTCGCTGATTTGCTCTGCCAGTGGGTGGAAAGCCGTACGATCAGTCCAGTTACCTTCACGGATGAACTTCTCGGTCGGGAACACCAGGCGGGCGCCATTCAGGCGGACCGGCTTGACGCTACCGTTGGCCATGTAAGAGCAGGTGCCGCCGCCATCCGCGTCAAAGACACCGACATCAGCCAGCTGCGGGATATACAGCTCATTATTGAGCGTGTCAATTTTGCTCGACATCTTTTGACCTTTCTAGTTGGTGAAGCCCTGTTACCAGGACTTCTTAGGTTTGTCATTGGAGCGACCACCACGGTCACTGTCACGGGAATCACGACGGGAGTCGCGATCATCACGGCGGCGTTCATCACCGCGACCTTCCTGACGACGAGCTTCGCCACCCAGGATGATGCGTGGTTCGTCTACGTGGTTCTTGTGCTGACCGGAACGGGCATTGGCCAAACCTGCCGACAGATCGATGATGCCCTTGGCGAGCTGATCTACCGACCGGAGGCTGTTGTCCAGAGTCATTGCACAGCAACCGCTGGCGAAGGCTGGGAAGTTGAAGCTGTGCTCACGACCACCGTCCAGCTTGATGCGGATGCGGATCTCGGTATCGATGTTCGCATCGATGGTCATGTCGATATCGAACATGCCGCCTTTGGAAACTTCTTCAAGCAGTACGTGCTCGCACTGATCTTCGAAGTAGGCGAAGTTCGACCGTACCGACAGACCTTCGACGAACGGGGAGATCGGACCGGTGACCACCTTGTACTCGCCTTGACGGGCCAGGTTGGTGATACGCAGGTTCTTCACTTCCGAATACATCGAGTTGATCATGATGCCCGGCAGAGTGTTCGCAACGATGTTCGCTGCGATACATTCGTTGGTATCTTCGTTCCAGCTGTTTTCCTGACGGAATTCATTCCGGGAAGACTTGTAAGGCTTGAAGCCCAACTGGCGGTCTTCGTCGAAGTCCGGATTCATGTCCATCAGTTCGCCGAACGTGATGTAGCCCGAAGCCAGGATGTTCGAGTCGCGCTTGATGCTCTCGATGAACGGATCCTGTTCGATCTGGTTCTCTTGAACCTTATCGAGTGCCGAGGCGATGGTTTCCTCACGGTCTTCATCACCCAGATACGCTGCACCAGGCGCCCCACTCGCTGCAACGTAAGCATTCAAGCTACGCTGCATGAAGTTGGTCGGGCTGTTGTTCGATACGTTCGATGCCCGCAGTGCGGTACTGAATGCACCCGACAGGTTGACAACATCGCTGTTGTTCTGACGGATGTGTGCACCGAACGACGACTCGGAACCGCCCCGACGGAAGATGTCGGTTGGGCGCAGAGTTACCGGGCGTTCGTCGCCTTTGGCTGCACGGGAACCAGCCTGGCCGGTCAGGCCGTAACGACGCAGGATCTGGTCATGCTGCTGGATGCGCGGCTGCCAGACTTGCTTGTTGCGACCATCTTCCCGGAAGTTCGCCAGGGTCATGTGGACCCGGGTGATCTGGTTGAAGTACATCTTCATGTTGCGGTCGAAGCGAATCGTCTTGCCCGAGATGTTCGAGCTTTCCGAGTGGTCGGTGTAACCCACGATGTATTCGTAGGTCTTACCGCCGGAACGATCGAGAGTGGCAACCACCATCCCGAACATGATCCGCTTCTGGTCCCAGCCGTTGTCGATGAACGACTTGTGCTTGCGCCGGGTGGATGGACCGATCAATGGAGCCGCCACCTTCGCCAAGCGGCTGGAGGTCAGGCGAGTACCGCCTTCAGTCGCATTCGCAAACAGGTCGATGTGGTGACCTTTGAGCGTGTGGTCGATCGGGCGGATCAATGGAGCGTCCGTACCCGCTTGCTCAATGAACACCAGTTTAATCAGTTCCATCTTGTACTCCTTAATCAGCAGCTATTAACTTAGCGTTGGAATTGGTCGATCTTGATAAGCAATTCGGCCAGTTCGTCACGCAGGTCAGTTGATGGTTCGAGTCGACGAGTTACGTCAACCCTATTGTAGTCGCGGCCAAGCTCTTTACAGCAATGGGGTTCCCAGTCGTATTTGAAGAACGCCACTGCGACCTCTTCGACATCACGTACCCCTACGTTAGTCGATGTGGTGAGCTCGCTACGCTTACCTTCTGGAATCTTGTACGGATAGATGATATCCAACATTTCCAGGTTCTTCGCATTGATCTTCAAACGAGAGATCGGAGTCGGTAACTCCCCTTCCTCGAGATAGATCGGCGTTGCGGTCAGCAGCACGGCCAGCTGTTTGAATCCCCAATTCCACAGCACGGCCTGAGCGATACCCATCGTGGTCAACAGCGTCTTCCGGTCGAACATCTCCGGAACACAACCTGCGATTACGGTGGACATTACCCAGATACACAACGTGATCTGCTCATCGCGCGGATCGAAACGATCCAGGTTCTGAGTTTGGGTCACGCACATCTCGGTCCGTTCTGGATTCAGCGTCGGATCGATATCAGATGCTGCCTTGATGTACTTCATGACGTACAGCCGGAAGATCGCCAAGTCGCCAGTACTGATCGACTCTTTCATCTTGAAGACACACCAGACGGATCCATTGGAATCGTCCATCATGCCTTCATTATCGGTCTTCTTACGGATGTTGTTTCCGAAAGCAGCCGGCATGCGGTTGTTCTTACCGCAGACGTAGTTGTACACGATCTTCATCAGGTGGTCTTTGTCGGTCAATGCCGACAGAGGTGCTACCGACAGTTTCCTGATTGCAGCTAGGGAGATCAGGTACTTCGGAATCTCTTCGCTGGAAAGGTGCTGGAACACGATGGGAAGCTCGAAGTCATCCTCATCAATGTTCGCCCGTACGTAAGTTTCCAAACGTGCGAAAGCTGGGCAGTCGTAGAACTTGGAGCGCTCCAGCAACTGGAACCCTTCGTATTCTTTCCACTTAGCTCCTTTCTCTTTGCCGACGATCGGCAGGTACGCACCCCAGACCGGGACCATGCAACGCAGACCCAGTGAAGCAGCTACCAGATCGATATACTCGCTCTTACGGTAGGTTCGCTCCATGTAGATCGGTGTGATCTTGTCAGACGTCACGTAGACATCCGACAACTCTGGCGGCAGCTTGATCTTCGGGTTGTCGACCACGTAGGCGCGCAGGTCTTCGAACAACACGATATCAAAGATGCTCGCTACTACCTCGGCCAGCAAGCTGTCCAAGGTATCGGCTTCGGTTTCGGATGGTGCGTATTCTCCGTAGGTGTCGAGGATGGTTTCCAGTCGTGCGTAGCACTCGTAGAGTTCCAGCCTCTTTTCTTTAGGGAGTCTTGCGATGAATTCGTTGATCTCCTCGAACAGTTCGGTTCGATGTCCGAGTTCGAACGAATCGTCTTGCCTGATGGCTCCAGGTTTTGCATTCGCGTAGCCACCGGCGTTTACGACGATTTCGTTCTCCCCATCGTGACTGATCGTCACCATGGAGAAACTTCTTTTCGTATACCCCGAGATTGTAAATTCCATCAACCCGCTCCGGTTTGTTTACTGCGCTTCTATTACATAATGTGGCATTGTAGTATTTTACACTACCGCGGCACAAAGCCCTGCCACGGACCCCTTGCGGGACCCGTGACCTGGCCGGATTGCCACTTAGAACGGAATGTCGTCGTCGAAGCCGTTGTCATCCATTGCAGCCTGAGGGGCCGATGGTGCTTGGCGTTGCTGTTGCTGGTTGTTCTGGTAGTTGTTACCGCCACCGTTGTTACGGTTCTGGTAGTTACCGCCACCGCCACCCTGGCCGCGGTTCTGAGCGTTCTGCATGTTTTCCAGGCGGCGACGCTTCTGGAACTCAGGCTCTTGCCAGTTTACGGTGTAGTGGGTGAAGTAGACTTCGGTCAGAGCTTCAGCCCAGGCGATCGCGGCGATCGGCGAACTGATCTTGATGTCGACCTGCTGGCCGTTTTGCATGATCGGATGGAATTCGTCAGACGCGAACTCGAAGGTTACGTCTTCCTTACCCTTGGCGGTGACGCCGAAGGTAACCATGCCGTCTTCACGCTTGGCGACTTGGAAGCGAGAGATGATCATGCGGTCTTTCGAGCGCACGTTCTTACCGGCGTCTTTGTCCCACATGAACGGATGGCCCCAGTTGTCCATTTCGAATTCACAAGGAACCTTGGACTTGGCCACGTTGATGATCAGGTTCATCAACGACTTGAACGGACGCGGCGCCATCGGCGTCTCGATCTTGATCGGATAACCTTCTTTGCCGTTGCGACCTTCGGTCTTGATTCCGAGGTCAGCTTCCAGCACTGGGTTGTTCTCCGACTTCTTCAGACGGAGCATGGTCGAACGACCGTCCGGGCGGATCGCCGGGCCATAGAGGCGCAGCTTGGTATCATCCACCGCAGTGGGGTCTTTGCGTTGTTTGTTCTGGTCAGCCATTGTAGCGCCTCGTTGGGGGATTTGTGGACATTCCATTGTCCTGTTCAATAACAAGTTACGATCGATACAGGTCTTTCACCAACATTTCGAGTGCAGGGTCGCGACGTTCCACGATAGTGGCGATCACGAAGTCCTTGGTCGATGCCGGAGTCCAGTTGTTCTTCTGCGCTACCTCAAGGACCCGTTTACGGATCTTGATAGGCATAGGTGCGAAGATCACGCCGTCTCCAAACATCTGCAAGGTCATCCTGTCAAACGGAAGGTTGGGATGATCCTTACCATTCTGGAGCTTAGTGTTCCACATAAGAGACTGCTTCACAGAGCCCGTATGCGACTCCAGGAGCGCGAGAGAACTGAACCGGTACCTTTGTAGCAGGTCGATCGGATAATGCGTCAGAATGAGCCCGTCGCCCTGTATATCGGGGAAATCGGTGACGTATCGACTGATCGGCGTAGTTGCAGCGAAATCTTCTTTCAGATACTTCATCACAACCGTTTCGAGCTGCCAGTAGAACTTCTGAGCCGGCGTCTGGATAGGTTTGATGAGTGCCTTACTGAACTTGCGACCCACGTCGATATGGCTGCAGTAATAAGTAGCAACGGCGCAACGACCATCGCTATGTTCTGCCACCACCGACTCGATGGTTCTGATCTCGGAAGCAATAGCTTCGGCGATCGTATATTCTTCGAGCAATGGGCGCTGTGAGGCCTCAAACGTGTTGTACAGGTTGCGCAGCAATGTTCTGACGTTCAGCATCAGGATATCGCGACGACCGATCTCAGGAGCGTCTGTAGGCGCTTCAGGCAGGATGCCGATTGCCGACTCAATCGCCAAGCTGGTCGGGATCGAAATGGGGAATTGACCCATCGCCCGCTCAGCCAGTAGTTCTCTCGAATAATCATCGGCGGCCACGGATGACGCTCCTTAGGTTACGCAGCACTCAATTCCATCTCGATGATCCGCATGACGTCCTCGTTGGTCACGTCTTTGAACCGTGGGAGCATGAGCTCTTTAAGGTTACCCTGACTGATAGAAGGCATCGCCGGTGCATCGATGAGGTTGTCGGTGTTCTCGGCAGTTGCGGTTGCCTCAACGACTTTGGTGCTGATGTTGAAATGGGGGAAGATGTTCTTGATGCGACTCAAGGCAGCATAAGACTCGTCTTCTCGACTGAGCTTAAGACGGAAGTGGCTACCGTCAGGATGCTTGGCTACCTTATTGATTGCGCCTACCGTTTCGGCAAACGACTTACCTACCACATCTAGAGTCATCCATGTGGTGGCTGTGGTATTAACTACAAAGGTTTCTTCTATCACGCCTTCGGTCGGAGACCAGGTGAAGAAGTAGAAGCCTTTGTCATGTTCTTCGTTATGCCGCAAACGCTCGACTGAGCCTGGCACACGGATCTTACCATTGGCTTCCGGATGGTGGTGGTGACCAATGATGATTCGGTGACGTACGATACTTTCGTACCGTTCTTCCAGGTGAGTGGCGATACTTCGCACAGGTTCCTGGAAGGTGAACATACCGTGCATAACGGCGAAGTCCACTTTGTCTAGGCCTTTCTCCTTCATTGCGTCGCAGACTTGTTTCCACGTCTTGTTGGCGTCGTGGTTAACTTCGTCCTGTACGAAGAGGAAAGTAGGACCACCCGGGAAGAGTTCATCGATGACGATGTTCTCGTAATACCGGATATCGGCTTCTGCCTGAGTACTGCGGTTGGAATGCAAGAACCATCGCGTCTGACGGTTGTCGTGACTAGGCGTGCCTTCTAAGGTCAGCCAGATTACGTTCTTCCGTTTAGCCTGACGGCACTTACGGTCCATCCAGTCGCTGATGAGTAGTGCCTCATCGCTATCGTGAGCGAGGCGCTTATCGAATAAGTCACCCGATAAGATCACGACGTCTACCTTCTCCATCGCTTCATCGGTCATGATCTCATCGCAGACTTCGATGATCTTGCGAGTCGGCACCCGGCCATGACCCATGTGTACGTCGCTGATACAAAGGAAGTTAAGGCAGCCGCTCGGCGCGGCTACCGGACTCCACTTGTTCAGATTGACGAACTTAAGTTTGTGCTCAGAGTTCGTACTCTTCATCTTCATCGATTCCAGCATCGGGCTTCTGCTGGGCCGCTGGAATGGCCTTAGCATCACGTCGGCTGAGTTCGGCTTCTACTTCAGATGCCATCTCGCCGAGAAGCTCACTCAATGGTAGGTTGTAGCGATGGTAGATGTGGACCAGTGCCACGAGGTGGCGGGTACGCTCTACGTGTTCAGGCTTCGGTTCGAGGATCTCTACGAGTTCGTTCTCTACTTCGAAGGCTTTACGCTGATCGCCGTTATCGAACATGTGGCCTTGCATATCCACCAACTGATGGATAGAGACCATGCCTTCCACGCCCTTCTTGTTTCGGGCTGGGATGTCCATAAATAAAGGCGGTGCGGTAAAGAGTAACTGACCCTTGGCGTCGGCTACATCAAGCGAGTGGTTAAGACCACCTGCCATGTTGAACCAGATCCCGGGCTCTGCCGGATCTTTAGGATCGTTCTTAACCCACTTACGCAGAATCGGAAGCAGGACGTTGATGAAGAGAGCCTCGGAAACGTGACGTTTACGGCGGTTACTTTCCTCGTTGATCTCAGCTACAGCCCCGTCCATAGAACGGAGGCCGGCCATGATCATCTCTTGGTACATCTTGGAGCCCTTATCGATCGTGGGCTTCTTGTCTTCAGGCTTTTGCGTGGATTCGGACATAAAGACTCCTAATGCCCGGCCGAAGCCGGGCACCGTGAATTACTGTACGCCGTTGGCGAGGGCCAGCAGTTCAGCACCTTCTTGCGCGGCCGCGTCAACGGCTTTGCTGGTGGTGATGTACCAGGTTTCGTTGACAACGGTGGCTTTGGCCAGGACGAAGTTCGACAGGGCATCCAGTTTGGCTTGAGGATTGCGCTCGTTGGCTTCGATCTGGGTCCAGGCCGGAGCTTCGCCTTCGACGACCGACTGCTGCAGCTGGAAGAAGTTGACGCCCAGCTCTTCTTCCGACTTCTGGAAGACGACGGCTTTGATGCAGCCAGGGAACGGCGCCTTGACCAGGATCAGGCGGTTCATGTCCTTCTCCAGGCGCTCACGGTCGTTGGTCAGGGCGCGGGCCAGGCCGGAGACGACGACTTGTGCCAACAGGGTCTGGTTTTCCGGGATGTTCAGGAACTGCGACACCGCGCCGGCGATGTAGTGGTCCAGTTGTTCCGGGGTCTGCGGGAAGGTGATGATTTTCGGTTCTTCGATGTGGGATTGAGCTTCGGACATGTTTCTACCTTAGGCGGCGTTATAGATAGTCACTTCGTTCGTCATGTTGACGATCGACTTGAGCTTGGAATTGTTGATGGACAGGGAGTACCCGACGCTGGTCGGATTGGTGTTGATGCTCTCTCCGTCGCTTACTATTGCGTCAATCTGTAAAGAAATACCTGGCTCGACATCGTCGACAGAAATCTCTACCTGTACGCTGGTGAAGAACTTCTGGAGGAATTCCTGGAGATCCAACTGCAGCTCACGTTGGATGTCGATAGCATCATCCCCATACATCTGGATGATCTTGGTAAGTGAGGAAACCTGACCGAGATAGAACGTGGTCTGGCTATGTTTGGAAAAGAAGTAGCAGCACATGAGGTAATCGACCTTACGGTCAACGTCTGCAATGGTGCCTTCTTTTCCTAGGGTGATTACATCTACAGACATGGCTATTACCCGGCTGTGGGAGACATCCTATTTGGAACAAAAAAAAAGAAAGGAGGGGATGACGGCGCAAGCCGTCATCCTTTCGATCAAAACACCGGATAGTGTATCGCGACCATACCACCATCCTTCGACATACGAATGGTTGCCAGCTTCCCATGTCGCATGGTGTAGTTGAGGACGACTTGGTTGTCCGCTGAGCTCAACATCTCGATCAGATTGCGGTAGAGCTTTCTCGGCTCCAACTGTTCGATGAGTCCGGCTCTCCAGAGTTCGATCACCTTGTCGTAAGCAGCATCGCCTGTTTCTCGATAGTACTTAGACGCGTCGTACCAGAAGGTACGCTTGAACGGTACGCCTTTCTTGACGTAGCTGTAGTGAATGCAGAGTTCGCCTACCTTCTTAGGTTGGCCATAGTCGGTGGTCCATCTGAAGTCTTCAATACCCTCGGCGCTGAATAGATCTTCGATATCCCGACGATCTTTGACCTTGATGTGCACCTCTATCTCACGGTACGCATCACGGAACATTTCCATTGTTTTATCCACAGCTACTTCCTTATTTAGGCCAGCGGACCTTTACCAGACCACTGTACCGGGACAGCGAGCAGTGAACCAACGTATTGTCTCTGAGTTGGTAGTTGAATACTGCATCACCGACATCGTCCTCACCCATGTGCATCGCGCCGAACAACGCTTCGATCAACTTAGGGTCATTGGCCTCGACGAACTTACCGGCGGCATCGAGGTTACCGATGGTTTCGAATACGGTGCGGCCGGTGTCGCGCCAGAATGTGGTATCGTCAATGTAGAAGTACCGTTCGATCTCTGCGCGTTTGGTTCTGTAGAAGACGGCGATCTCGATCGCATTGTAGCGGTTACCGTAAGCTTTGGTGCGGAAGTTGACCGAAGTGATGCCGGGCTGCTTCAACTCCTCGAGCAGTTCTTTGATGATCTTGCGATCGTGGATGGCGAAGTGGGTGAGCTTATCATTGAAGTAAGCTTCGAATGCTTCTACGTGCTTGTTCACGCGGATATTCCTTATCAGTCCAGTGGGTACATGGTGCGGATCATGCCGTTGCGGCTATGAAGGTAAATGTAAATCAGCCTATTACCGAGCATGTGCCATTGCAGGTAACAGTCATTGGTCATGAACAGATCTTTGCGAGCACCCATGGTGGCGCGCAGTGCGTGCGTCAAACCTTTGCTGAGATTCTCAACAAGGTTAGGTGTCTTCAGCAGGTCTTCTAGGGCGTTAGTGACGTCCTGACCTTCTGCCTTGAAATACTTCTCGCTGGAGAGTTGGAAATGCCGACCACGGCCCTCCAGCGGGGTTTCGTACTGGATGTGGAGGCTCTTGAGATCAGAATTGATCGACAGTCCCCCGTGGGTCCACCATTTGCTAAACTTGTTCCCAGGCTTCTTGATGTTAGAGATCATTGCTTCGATCTCTTTACGATCATCTAGCTTGAAGTGGTCGCGATTCTCGTTGTAGTACGCTTCCAGTGTCTCTATGCGGATATCCACACCGTTCTCCTAAGGTCAAGGGCATAAAGCCGGGATTGCTCCCGGCGATATGTTTACAGGGTCTTTCTAAGTGGGCTGGTTGGATCTTGCTTGCCTTGATCCAGAAGGTCGTACAGCACCTTCCACGAATCCCTGACAGTGTGCTTCTCGATAACGCTCAGCGGAGCGTCACCGTGTTCGTCACAAACACCCATGAAGGTAGTGAACCGGTCTTCACCGTCTACTACTTCATGCGCACCGTTCATTACTTCGCGGTACGGCGTGTGGTCTCTGCCAAGTGCTCCAGGCTCCTCGTCCTCGTACAACCGTCCATAACCGTCCAGGCGCCCCAGTTGGTAGAGGCGGCGGATCCGGGTATCGGCCATGGTGTATTTCCGGTTGACAGACTTGGCGTTCTGAGCAGCGCTGAGATTCATGATCGGACCAATCCGATCTTCTTCCCAACGTTTGTGGAAGCGATCTCGCATCCCTTCGACTTTGTCGCGCAGCCGACCTAGATCGAAGCTCGCCAGTTTCTCACTCGCACTACGCAGGAAGTCGGAAGCATAGCTACCGGCCGACCGCATTGCGCTGTCCATTCGTTCGCGAAGAAAGCTCAAATCGTCGCGACTCATGATCCCGTGAGTTGTGGCGTGGATGACGTCATCGTCATCCGTGTCCATCAGGTACGCCATGTTATCTCCCCATTGGTACAGACAGATCGTCACCTTCCTCAAGACGTGCGTTGATAGTCGAGAGGACCGGCGAAGGAATCGCCGCGTGACCACCCACCCTGAAGGACTTCTTGAAGTCCATGAAACCGGTCGAAGGTTTCATCCTCGCCATTGCAGCAGCCATGACGTTGTCCAGAGCCAACTGACCCGACATGTAGTCACCGTCGAAGTCAGCGTTAGGTGCTACCAGGCACAGGACCGAGATACTGGTACTGAGCTGAGTAGGGTCTCGTTTGATTCTGTCGATGTAGAAGAATTGAGTAGATCCTCGCTTCAACGACGGGAACCGGGTGAATGTGCAAGGAATGCCACGGCCACCAGGCGATTCTGCGATCAGCTCATCGAAGATCCTTTCCAGGGTCGGATGAGTGCGCAGTGTGTTATCGTAGATCAGCGTGAGCATTTCGTTCGGAGTGTACTCGTTACTCCGGCTCAGCTTATTCGCGATATGTAGCTTGAAGGTCAGGACCGACGCACCCCATGGAGTTTCCAGAGATTCGTGGTCATGTGGTTTGTGGTTCGAAGTGATTACGGTCCGGAAGGTGAAGTGTGGACTCACCCCAAAGACCAGCTTACGCAGAATACCCTTCTTATCGAAGATCTTCAGATGTTCGTTTCCGGAGTAGTACAGCGTGAGCTTATTGGTGGCTCGCGCTACACGGCTTTCCAGATCCGTGAGGCTAGTACGTCTGGCCGATGTTACGTTGGCCAGGTTGATCAACGCGTTGAGCGCTGGTGCCATCTTGGGGTCTACGTAGGTACGCTCACCCACATCCTCGATAATGAAGCCGATCTTGGATGGGAACGGGATATGCTTACACCAGACCAGACGGCGGTGAATGTCCAGGAACCGGTTGGTCGACGCACCCTTGGCAGCAGTGACGTAATGACGGCAGGCGGTAAGGCCATCCATGATCTGGTCAAAGTTGTTGTAGAAGTGTGTCAGGCCGCGTTTACCACCTGAGATATTCAGGAGGATCTGCTCTTCCTTGCTGTTCAGCTTTGGTGGCCGATACTTGGGGTCGAGTAGATAGTCAATCGCACTGAAGCCGCTTTTGGTAAAGCGTACTTTGAGCAGGCGATAGATCGTCAGGTTCATGAAAGCCGGGAGGCCGTCAGGTGCTCGTACCCAGACGATTGGTTCGATGGACTGTTCGGTGATCGGTAGGACTTCAAAGCCGCAGTGTCGACATCTGTCGTTCATGCGACTACCGCCTTTAGTCTTGCGACACGGGCAGGACGGTACGTTGGAGAACACGTCGCCATCGTAACGCGAATACACCAGATCGTTGAAACGGGCTTTGCCGGCGTCAGTGCTCAGATCCAGGTCGTTGGCCAGGATAGGAGAAACGTCCAGCTTGGTGAAGATCGCGTCAAGATCCTCGATGATCGGATAGATACCTCGACGTCCCTGATATCGTGGTCGGGGTTCGTAGATATCGTACGTGATCAGTTCATGCATGGTGCCCATCTCCGAAGTAAAAGAAAAAGAAAGAGGAGGTGGGAATCCCCACCTCCCTTCTCACTTCAGCAGATCACGACTTAGTAGTCGCGGCCACCGAACAGACCGCTGCCGCCACGGCGATCGTTGCGATCGCGGCTGTCGCGTTCGGAACCGCGACGACGTACGACGCCAACGTCCGAAGTGGACAGGCTGGAGTAGCGGCTGTTGCCTGCGTGGCGACGCGCGTTCAGGCCGTCGGACGAGGTCTGGTAGCTGGACATGCCGGCCAGGTCGAGCGAGATCGACAGCGCTTCGATGTAGTCAGGGTCGAACGCGATCATCTCGGCGGTGTCAACCACGCGGATGCCCGGAACGACTTGCTGCTGCATGCGGTAGCGCTCAGCCAGGTTGAAGCCCAGGCTGTGGTAGGTGTCCTCGAAGGTGTACTGGAAGTCAGCAGCACGATCTGCGTTCTTCTCACCGTAGGAGGTCAACATCGACTGGACGTTCCACTCGCGCAGGTCGCGGGTGTTACCCTTGTCGTCAACCCAGGTGCCGATCAGGATACGAGTACCCATGGATTCGACCGGTACACGCTCGGAGTCGCTGCCCACCAGCTTCTTCCACTCGCGGCGGAAGTGGCCGTCGGTCAGAACGTCGGCGCTGTCGAACAGCACGCTGACCAGAGCCTTGACTTCGTCGCGGTCTTTCGAGGTAGCGATACGCTCGAAGATGCTCAGCACCCAGGACTTCTCGCCGGAGGACGGGATGGTCAGACCGAATGCCAGGTCAGGCAGCACGGTGATGTCCAGGTAGTCCAGCAGCTCGTCGTCGGTCATGTTCGGGCTGACGTCGTCGTAGACCTTGGCCAGGTCTTTGTCCGGGTGCAGCAACATCAGGTTCTCGATGTGGCTGGTCGGAGCCATGGTGCCACCGCCTGGCGCAGCGATTGCAGCGCGTGGACGCAGCAGGTTGGCCGAGCGGTTGTCGTTCGACTGAACAGCGATCTGAGCCAGCAGCAGCTGGGCCAGTTCCAGGCTGAACGGGAAGTTCCCTGCCGGAGCAATGGAGTTCACGTTCATGACGCCCTGCCAGAACGGCTCGAGCTGGTCACGGCTGTTGCGGCCACGGCCACGGCCACGACGGCGGCCACGATCTTCACCACCCGAGCTGTCCACCAACACCAGGTCGAGACCGGCACGGATTTCGCCCATCGGGGTACGGTCGTAACGTTCGTCGTCGTCACGGCTGGCTTCGCTGTAGTACAGTGTCGCGGTCACGTCGGAACGGATTTGCAGACCGCTGGAGTCTTCGCCCGGCTTACCCGAGTTGTCCCAGCTGGTTTCCAGGCGCGCGCCTTTGCCGATCATGTTCGGGTTCAGACGCATCTGGGTGTTGCGCTTACCGCTGATGCGATCGACGATGTTCTCGCGAACGCCGCACAGCGCGTCGAGCACGTTGTCGAAGATGCGATCCACCGCAGGCGATGGAGTCTTGTCGGTCACGTCGCCCAGCTTGCTGACGACGCTGGCCAGCAGAACCTGCTTGCCGACGACCTGGATCTTCGAGTTCTGGAGCAGACCGCGCACTTGATCTTCGATCGCTTCGCGGTAGGCCTTGGTGGAGAGCTGATCTTCTGGCAGAACCAGAGCATCGTAGCTGTCGCCACGGTCGGTCGACTGACGGGTCTGAACGCCGTTGGCGCTCTCGATGGTCAGCACGTACACCAGGGTGTAGTTGTACGAACCGATGGTGGTTGGCAGAACGACCAGAACCGAGCTCAGGCTGGAACGCGCCAGGGCGCCATCCAGAGGCAGGATCTTGAAGCGGTCACGGCGGATCGCGTCAGGTACGTTCGGCTTGTCGAAGGTTTTGTTCGCATCGAATGCCTGGATCAGGCGCTGCAGGGCTACGTCGCCCAGACCACCGGAAGTCGGACGCACGTTGAACGCACGGCCCATGTCGGCGATGGTGAAACCACGCTTGCTGTCATCATCATCCTCGCGACGGTCGCCGCGACGGCGCTCTTCACGATCGCCGGAACGGGTATCGCGATCGGAACTGCGGCGCTCTTCGCGCGGTGCTTCACGACGATCTTCGCTACCGGAGCCGGCCTTGCTGCCGCCTTCACCCAGTTCGAAATCGTTGTCTTGGTTGTCGCTCATACATCACTCCTAAATGTGCACATTGTTGCGATTAGATTTTTGTACAGCTTCCCTTATCGCTGTCGGGGATTCCCGCTAGCTAACCCACCGTCGTGAGCCTCACGGGCTTTAGACTTCCCGGCGTACCACCGGGTATCGTTGGGCGAATGTTCAACATCGTGCCGTTCATTCATTACAGAAGAACCACCAGTCAACTTTTACATCAACCTTCAGTTCAATTCGATAATGTATCAGTCAAATCTTTTTCGATGTAGAACCAACTACTGAAGGACGAATCCTTCAATACCACATCCTCGTGTTTACTCAGATGGATAATGTGTAACCATGCCGATTTTACAATGCACTTTCTCGACAATAGAATGAACACAAACGCATGCACGAATTATAGGGGTCTAGTCGAGACCTGCGGGTTACGCAGGTCTTCGAGTATTTCTACATATACTAGTGTTCATGTGTAAATTTTTACGGAATCCGATCGGGACGACTCAAATGGATCAGCTTCTAAACGCCACTGGTAGATTCGACCGGTCGCCGTTCCATTATGCGAGGATGGCGTATCTGAAGGCAAAGGCTGCCGAGAACATGGGCCGATATATAGAGACTCGTCGGTTAGCTCCTGGCCGGGTGGATAGTAGTCACCTGCTTGCCAAGATTCTCCTCAACATCAATACCAAGTTTGATGGTGACTTGGTCCGCTACATGGTTAGCGTCGACCAGGAAGCTAAGCGGATGGTTTCCTCTCTGGGGATGACGTCAAGTAGTAGCAAGGGCGGCATCTTCCAAGAAGGCGTCTTCTACAACTGCCCTGAAGTCATCCTCTATACGCGCAGTGAGAAGTACTCTGCCATGGATCTGTGGCGAGACTGGCGTTCAGTTACACCAGTGGAAGTGACCAACCATCCGGTGACTGAGATGACTATCTTCGAGCTGGGTGCCAAGAACGCAGCTAGCCTGAGTGGGATGGATCTCTGCGTCATCAATATCGACATCCCTCTGTTGGCAGCTCAGTGGAAGATGTGGCAGGCGGCAAACCCGGGGCAGTTGATCGAACAGTTCCTCAGCACCGTACCTCTGGTCGGGATGATGAAGAGTCACCTGAACGTCTGTATGTTCAACAAGCTGCAGGTCAAGTTAGGTATCCGTGAACCGGTTAAGGTGAAGACTAACGCCACCTTCATGCAGACTCCGCTTGACCGACATGCCGATGAGGTCATCGACGAGGTCTACGATAAGGTCTCAAAGAAGAAGATGTCTGGTAATGAGATCATGGACAGTATCCCTGTGATCTATGGCGAGACTTACCTCAAAGATGTCGGCCTACCTTCCATGACTCCGACCAACCAGGTCCTTTGGGCTCTCTACGCTCAGAAGATGGAGCCAGTGGCGGTCATGCTGGAGTTCGGTAAGTTGGCCGGTGCTGACCAGATGATCCACGAGATCACTCAAGTTCGCCGCAGCATGATCGAGGTACGGTCGGATAACATCCTGACCAACGGCCTGTCTAGCGCAGACGGTATCTACCTGACCGATCGCTTCGAAAAGCTGGTAGTGGCACGACAAGCATAAACCTACAGTGCAGTGGTGGAAACCACTGCACTGTATGCCGTACGATTACGGAAGGATGTTGGCCAAGATGTAGTGCTTGCAGCCTTGGATAATCTTCTCGCGGGTATCTTTCGGGATATCCGCGTCAACCAGAGCCTGCTCGATATTCTCGATGGTCTGGAAGTCGTACCAACCGTTTTTACGTGCTTCGTCGATGAAGCCTTCCCAATCGATAACGAGCTTCGCCCGATTGATGATGGTATCGACTGCGTTCTCCAGCGGCAAGCCGTGGGTGGCTTTGAGCTGGAACAGCTTAGCGCCAGGGTAGGCGAGGTAGGTGGCTACGTAATCACCGGCAACGTAAACCTTGCCGTCAGTAAAGGTACTATCGCGAATGGCGGCCAGAGCGTTGGCAACCGAAAGCGTCGCGGCCATTGCTTTCTTTACCTTCTCGTCATGTGGAATCATACTTCGTACCCAAGGAAGTCGTAAACCAACCGATGGTTGTTACGATCGACGATGTTAAGCCCAGTCGATTCAAGGATCCGGTAGAAGCCGGTATTGATCTGGTAGGCCAGTTTGCGGACGTTTGCAGCATCCTGAATTTCCAACGGCAGACCGTTACCCTTAATAGCCAGGGTAGGGAGGTACATGGTCTTCAGGTCCTTACGGTTGTACTTGGTCAACCAGATTGCCATCCGGCTAGCCAGTTCCTTATCTTCGATACCTTCCAGCCACTCATTCAGCGCTGTCTTGTTGTTCAGCTCTGTAGTGACCTTAACGCACGGATACGGAGGGGCGATCGATTCGCCATACTTCGGCCCGAACACTTCCTGCCACATTTCGTGGTGCGGCATCTTGTTACTGTCAGGTTTGATCTGAGCGGAACGCAGGTAAGTGTACTCACCTCGCTTGATCGACATGATGGTTTCCATCTCATGGCGCGCCACCTCTTCCAGCAGCTCGCGAGCTACCAGCTTCTCGCCGCGGTCTACCGTGTGGAGGATGCGCTTCATCATGTCCGACTGTGCTTTCAGGATAGCCTTAGTCGAAGTGGAGCCTCGCAGTTCAACGCCCTTGATCTCCATGTCCAACTCTTCGTATACGTTACCTTCACGCATCGACATGGTGGAGAAGTAGTGTTTGGCAAGGTTAGTGAGCGCAAACTCAGGGAATGCATACTCGTTCTTCATTGCCAGACGGAAGGTCTGATCCGGTTCCACACCTACGTTAGCCGACAGCATTGCCAGAGAGTGCGCAATACATTGGCAGACCATGTAAGTGGCTAAGTACCAGATGTTGTCTTCGGTCTTACCGCGCTTGAGGTTACCGGTGTACCACTTCACCCAGAACGCCGTGGTGAAGATCGAAGAGTCGGTATCCGCTGCCAGGCAAACACGGCGCTGGATCGACTTCAACGATGCCACAGTCGGCGGCAAGTGTTTAGGTGCGAACAGTGCGTTGATCAGCGTGTAGTACTTCTTGCGATTAGCGATGAACTTCGTCGCCATCTTGCCGATCTTCTGCCAACCTACTGGGTCTTTCTCTTCGACCTCGTTCATGGTGGTACCCATGAGTACGTCAGCACACAGCGCACTCACGTACGCTTTCTCTGTCGAGTCGAGCATCTTGAGCAGAGACTTGGTGTCGACGTCAGGCATGCCTTCGATATTAGAATCGATGAACGAACCCATCATGCCTTTCACTACTTCCGGGTTCAGCTTGGCAACGTGGTACAGGTCTCCCGAATAGCAGACAGTCGCACGCTCCAGTGGAGTCATGCCGCTAACCATGCTGAGGATCAGCTGAGACTCTTCAGGGATCTTCCAGTACAGGTCAGACGACCGGTGGACCATTTCCATCGTGTCGAGGACGGACGGGTAGACCAGGTTGTATTCTTCGATGATCGCCTGGATGCGGGACGAGTCTTCGATAGTCAGCATCGCCACCAAGTTAGCCTTGGCAATCTCCGGACTGTGGTAATGGCGCGAACCAGCCAGGAAACGCTCTACCGTGGCGTTACCGTAACCTGCCGCGGCACGGCACAGCGAAGTCAAGCTAGAGTGGCCTGTCGCCAGATACAGCGGGTTGCCTTCAAAGCCCCGCATGCCAGACACGGAGTTGATTCGGATCTTACGGGCGTTCTGGTCATAGTCGGCCAGAGCTGCCTTCATCAATTCGCCGAGCTGCTTGAACTCGAACATTGCGTTCTTTGACTTCTTACGCGCTTTGATGTTGTCGTCCTGCCATTCAGCAGTAACCGACTTCAGTACTTCTGGACGCTCGTACACAACCAAGGACGGCGATACGATACGGCCGGTGTGGACGATATCCTCCACGTAGTTCAGGAACGTGGTCTCGTCCTTCTCGCGATGGCCGTGACCGCGGCGAACCAGCTGGAGCATGGCGGGGTCACGGAACATTACCCCTTTGTCTTCTTTGAACTTGTTGATAACGTATTTCAAGCAATCTTCGTACGGCTTGTTCAGCTGTAACGACAGATACTTGGCCACTTGTTGGAAGTAGCCTTTACGAATTTCGATGTCACGTTTGTACTGACTGACATCCCACAGGAACGGATTCTCGGCGGACATGACCTTTCCTTTACGAATTACCTCACGTATCTTTAGGATCGCCAGTAAGAAAAAAAAAAGAAGAGGCATAGTCCCCCCCACCTACCAGCCGAAGCCAGTAGGTGGGGAATGACTACAAAGTCGTAACCGTGAAGCCTTCGATACCTGAGGCCAGGCACATGGCTCGCACGTTATCGATCTGGTCGGCTGTGGTGCCGGCCGGGAAGGTAAACATAGTTACCGGGGATGCGTTCTCCACGATGGAAGACTCGCGAATCCACGGCACGCCAAAGTACATCGGCTTGTTTTCAGAAGTGATGAACTTGGCGTAAGGGTAGGCTCGGTAGTCGTTCGGAGTACCGTCAGTGATGTACGGCCAGTACTGGGTGTGTCTGGCCATTGGATCGTAACCGGTATCCGCTACCATGTCCGCGTCAGGTAGCGACACGAACTTCAGATTGCTGAACTTCTCACCCGAGACCGTTTCAAAGGTCAAGGTCTTGCCGGTGTTCTCGGAAACGAGCTTCACGCTATTACTCCTCGACGGCCCTGTAGTAGCCGCGCTTGTCGATGTCTAGCTGCTTAAGAGTTCCATTAAGCACCATTTCTTTCAAATCATCTTCTTCGCAGCTGAGGATAGCGTCGTACATCTCCTGCATTACGTACTCGTATTCGCGATCCAAATGGTCAACGTCTACGAACGCACGCTCTAAGTCAACCCAGAAACGTCTCCGTTCGCTCTGGGCACGCCAGACAGGGAACGGGGGTATTTCGTCGCAGTGCTCGTACGGCACTTTGTTGTAGCAGGCTTCTTCGAGAACCATTGCCAGTGCTGGACAGTAGCCCACGATTTCATAACGCGCCATGCGTTATCCCCCAATTCAAATAACCCTTAACATCACATCGCACGTAACGCTACGAGTTGACTTTGCCATTTTGAAGTGAACGCGGTAAATCGATGCGGCCAGATACCCAAGACCTCGGATGAGTTCGGTGATATCCGGATACAGACGATTAATGCATTGTTCCGCAATGAATTCTGCATCCACTTCATTATTCACATATCCCTTGCGATAGAACGTATCCGCCAGAGGCATGTGGTTGTCGCCAGAACGACCGTGAGCAAACCCTGAGTATTCCCTCAGAATATCCTCGATCTTGTAACCCAAGTCGTCCACGTTGCTATCAATATCGCTGATAAACCCTTTCAGGATATCGTCGATATTGATAACGGCGTACTGCGATTCGCCACGATCAGTGGAGCTTACCGAGCCGCAGATGGGACGACGTCTTAATGACAGTGTTTTCTCGAGGGGCATGATGGATCACCGAAAGGTTGTTGATCACGGTCACCGGATACCCTGTCTCAGACAGCAATGTAGAGAGCGACTCGTACAGAGTCCTGACTGGAGACGCTGCCGACAAGTGTTCGAGGATAACCTCAGTCGGCGGCCAGTTTAAGACATGGTGCGCTATCGGATACATCATGATGAAGTCGGAAACGACCGCACCAAGAACCTCCATGTAGTACCCCATGTCGTCCTTTGACGTGAACATGTTGAGACGATCGTCGTACAGCGAGATGATCATCTCTTTAGTGACGACGGGCAGCTTGTTAGTCATAACCATTCAAGCTCCACATAGGCAGTGTTGCTTTTGTTGATCTGGCAGACGGTGTCGATTAACTGAGCTTTGTTGAAGTTCAGGTACTCGTACAGACCGCTGTCGTGTAAACCATCGAGGACGATTACGGACATATCCTCGATGGCTTTGCTCGTA